TTCTGTTGGTGCTGCGTTGTCGGGATCGGTTTCGAGCCAAGATTGAAACGTCTTGTCGGCACACCACATGCCGGCCAGCTTTGCCAGCGCGCCGCCTTTGGGCGTTTCAGGTGTCAAGGATTCCTTGACAGATGGCGGAGGCACCGGCAATTCATCGTCGCCCACCTCGACAAGCGCGGCCATGAATCGTTGGCCTGCTGTGTTGCCCTTGCGCACTGTCAGCGTGCGGAATGCGGCCAGTTCGTCGGGCGATGACAGCCAGAACGTCACCTTACAACCGCCTGTATGCGATTCGCTCCAGCCTGCAAGCTGGATTTCTCCGCTGAACGTTGGAGTCATACCGCCCCCCTGTATGGCCACGCAATCGCCGCAGCGTCGCGCGTATGCTGATTTGATGGACCATCCCACCCGGTCAGCCGCTTAAATGCATCAGCATCGAGCTTCGCGCCCTTTCCCTTGGGGCTGATGCCGTGCGCCGGTATCTTGAGCTGATCACACACAGCAATGATCAATTTGCACCAAGCGTCCACTTCGCCCACGTTGCGCGCCATCTTGAGCGCAGCCGGGCGGCTCTTGACGGTGGTAAACATGAAGCTGGTCAGGCGCGAGTCCTCAAACACAACGCGATCAGCGCCGAACGCTTGGATCACTTCGGGGATGCGCCACGGCTCGACGGTGCTCAACTTGTCGAGATTGCCGCCGATGTAGACGGCCACGCCTGTGTGTGCGCCGGGATCAATGCCTAGGATGGTGCGGTGTTTGTCGCTCATTTTAATGTAGCAGTGTTGTCAATGCTGGCGTGGGTTTGACTGTGTTTTGATGGTGCAAGTTGCCACGTTATATTGCAGGTTTTGCGGTATACATCGCGTTAAACCGCATGGACTCACCGCGGCCACACTTCGGGCAGCGCATGTAAACACCGTGACCTTCACATTCGGCGTCTTCTCTGAAGTTGTCGCCCCACTGGTCTTTTGGCAGGGTGCGCGTGCTGCCAATCCACCCGGCGCTCATGTCGTGGGTATGTGGAGCGGGGCCGTAGTACGGGAAAACACAAATACCATCGCCGTCGTCGCAGTAGTCGCAGCACTTCGCAAGTGCGGCCTTTACGTCAGCGGCACAAACATGCACGGCGCTGAACCGCTCATGACACTTTTGGCACTGGTTGTTCTGTGGCAGTTGTTGCATGTTCTCTCCGGTAAAAAGCTGTTTAACTCTCTGTCGAAACGGACGTTCCGCCGTTCACAACGGCGTTAAATGGCAAAAGAGGCTCGCACTCTGTCACTGCGTAGTAGCTGCGCCGTGGCGTGTCGATCACACGAAAGGTGGTGTCAAGGCCATCAATCGAATCCTCGTGGTCAGGCCCAACGCGCACCAGTCGCCCGTACCTGTGTTTGATAGTTTTCACCGTCACTGGGTCATACACAAGGTATCCACCAGTCCCCAGCACTTCTTGTGCTTTCTCTTTTGTCACATGACCGCGCAGGTAGTACGGGTGGTCATACGGTTCGTCGAAATACAAATCAATGTAGTCTCCGTCCATCATCAGTCTCCGGTTAAGTTTTGCCGTTTAACACGGCATTCGTGGCGGACGTGCCGCCGCACAATTCGGCGTTACTCAACACGCCACCCCCACGCTACCAATCGAGCGATGGCACCCGCGCTCACTCTCTGGCCCCCACTGCATGCGGCCGTCCCACTCCATGAATGGCCGCTCGCGCGGTGGCACTACCTGCAGCTGCGCAACCGGCACTTCCAATGCCTTCAGCCCATCGGATGTGATGCTGTACACAGGACGGTTTTTGATTTTTGTCTGCTTTATGAATCCAAGATCGCACAGAGGCATGAGAATTTCCCGCGCGAATTCTTCGGGCAAGCAGTGACCGGCCCAGGCTCGGCGCTGGAGAAACCAGCTTGCATATTTCGGCGTTGTCTGTGCTGACAAGATTTGCAGTGCGGATCGCTGGTGGTGGTTCATTTGGTTGTCTCCTGTTGTTGTTTCATTGCCTCTGTCAGATCAGCGGGCAGCGTGGCGTACAGATCGGGGCAGTCGCGGGCCATTTGCTGCACTCGCGCCCAGACGTATTGCTTCCATGCTGGGTGCGCTGCTAGGGCCACGTAGTGGGCTAGGATGCGGGCGTAGTGCGCTTGGGGTGTTGGCATTCACAGCAAGCATCCGGCGTGTTCGTCAAGATCACCCGTCACGTACAGCGCGCGATTGATCACCGCCAGCGGGTAATGCGCGGCCCCTTCGCGCCAGAGGGTAAGGATTTCATGGGCTTGTGTGAGGGTCATGCTGATTCCCCTAATGCCGCTTGATAGCAAGCGATCTGGTTGCGGTTCAGCTTGTCACCAGCTTCATGACGGCCCTTGAGTCGATAGGCCCAGTCCTTCATGCTCGTCTTTGGCTTTGACGATTCGCGCAAGCCTTCAAGGACACGCGCCGCAATCAAAGGATCAACTACCGGGCTTGGAAGCATCGGCGTCGTATCTGGTTTGCGAGAACAAGCCGACTTGAACTCTTGAACCGTTGGCGGCTTGCCAGCTATGCAGTGCTCCAGGCCGTAGGCGATGGCTGACGGGTTTTGCTGGAATCCGCGCAGCTCATGCGCCCAATCTGCCTTTACGTCCTCAATCGGGACGCCCTCCCACCGACTCAAGAAATCACGCCCGAACGTGAGCGTCAGCTTCAAGAAAATCTTGTTTACCCATGGCATCGGAAGGCTCATTGCATCTCCAAAGTTATCGGGGGGGTGATGTCGATTGCGGGTTTGCGGCCCGTTGCGGCCTCGAAAAGCTCGCGTTTGCTGCGTTGGTATGGAGTTTCTGCTGCTGGTCTGTTGGCTGGTTTCGCATTCCTGCACCAATTGCGCCACGTGGCCTGCCAATCAAGTTTTCTGCCTTTTGTACCAGGTTGGGCAATCCAGTAGTCACGGAAACGTGCAGCCTCTTCGCTTGGGTTTTGTATTCCGTTGTCAACAGCAAACTGAAAATCAGGGGCGAAATCGTCTGGCAGACGCGAAGCGGATGCTGTTCTCTCTGTATTCTCTTTCTTCTGTATCTGCTTCTGCTTCTGCATGGGCTTACCACGGCTTACGCTGCTTATGTCTGCTGACGCTTGCTTATTACTGCTTACGTCGCTTACTGGCGCTTGTTTTGATCTCCATCGCTCCTGAGCGAGTCTGTTTTGCTCCCTGCGGTCGTCTTCGTTTTTTATCGCTCGATACTTTCCATAGTTGACGATCTGCCATCCCCACGCTCTGTGCCCGTCTAGTAATACGATGCGCCGCCCCTCGTTTTCTGGGCTCCTCGACTCCTCGTCAACAGCCTCCAAAAATCCCAAAGCGACCCTAACAGAATCCTCAGACAACCCAACTTCTTCAGCGATTGCGCGCGGGTGTATGTCTACTCTTCCGCTCTGATCGGCATGTGCAAGCAGGTTCGTAAAGACAAGAATTCCATCAGATTTGCCGCGCAATGTGCCTTGGTAGAGGCTAGCAAATAGCTTCACGTACATGGTAATCCTAAGTAAGCATCACATTATTATTATAAGCATTACGCATTGAGCGCGTCAATTGATACATCGTGCGCGGATGTAGGAAAAATATTCCACTCGTTTCGGCGTTTCTTGGAAAGCTCTATGTACTTTTGGTACGCCGTGCTTTTGGTAGGGCTGAACCCTAGACCTTTGCACCAGTAGTCATTGCGAAGGAACGTCTTGCAAATCTTGCGCCAACTAGGGACCTTGCCAGCGCTTTCCAGCTTCAGTTCAGCGCTATCCGGGATACCTTCATCGTAGCCACGGCGCCCCCACCACTTGATGTAAACGGCCAACTTGTTTTTGTAGTGCTCGGATGTTTTGGGTGGCATTGTTTTTAGAAGATGCTTTGCAAAACTTTCGTATGTATGTCCTTCTGGCAGCGATACGTGATGGTTGCCAAGTACAGCGCCCTTCTCGCCGCAATACAAGGCCCCTGTATTGGCTCCAGCGACCCGTAGGCAGACTTTCGCCCACATGGCTGGTTCAACCACCTGATACAGCCATAAGCCCTTTCTAGCCTCATCTCCGAATGGCTCGCAAATCCGCATTTGGCTGATTCTTAGTCCAGCTTGGTACATGCGGTCATAAAGGCTGTTGTATGGTTTTCTGGACTTGGCAAAGTACGTCCAAATATCGTCTGTTTTCCAGTCGTAAATCGGGTACACATTCCACACATCGGCGATAGCGTTTGTAGTCCAAGCCTTACCCTCGTACATTGGTTTATCGGACCTAGCTACCGTGCGGAATCTGTTAAGGCTTTCATCTGCCCGGATGCCAACAAAACAGGCGCATGAAGCACCTTGCGCGTACCATTCTCCAAAGGCTGGAACAATCTCCTCAAACGGCATCGAATCGTAGTAGAACGGAAATTTAGACGCGTCGGTTATAGATTCTGGTTCTGGTTGTCTGACCCATAGCTCTTTTTTTTCTTTGTCCCATGCGGTCCACTCTGGCTCGATCTGGCTGCATGAGTTCCAGGTCTTGACCGGAAGTGCAATCCAGTATGGGTCAATGTTGTCGGCGTACTCTGCGTACATCTGTTTTGCAAACTGGATTGTGGAAGACATTTGCGCCTCCCAGTCTATGAAGAAGCAGCCAACTTTCCGGTCTCTCTTTTTGGCTTCACGCATAACCATATGCAGCATTACAGTAGAGTCTTTGCCGGCGCTAAATGAAATATAGACGCGGCCAAAGTTATCAAATGCCCATGAAATTCGGGCTTCGGCAGCAGTAAAAACGTCAATTCCTAACCCGCGCTTAGGCATGATATTTTTCTTTCCAATGCGCAATAGCTATATCAGCCGCCTGGTTTGCTAGGTCTTGTTGATCTTGTGTTAGCGTCCGCCATGCAAGTCTTGTCAAGTCTTCCGGAGCATCGTGATTGATTGCGCATCCAGCATGCCCCATCCATGCTTGGTGATTCATGGTCCCAGCAGTCAATGCGGCTTCGCAAGAATACGGCCATTCGTTTACTGCACGCACCATCGCAGCTTCAAAGGCTGCACAATCAAGCATCAATTGTTGACTCATGTTCTGGTAATTCTGACGCTGGTTCACTGGGACCGTTTTCCACATGTTCGTCCTGTATTCCTCGCACAGTTTGTAATGGTGAAATACCCTCTTCATCAATCAACTCCTGTTCATCTTCGCCGGTAAACGATTCTGCTTCCCATGCCTCTGAAAACTCGCGATCTGCGAATAGGCCGGCAAGCCCGGTGATTTGTTGCAGTCGCAGAACTTCATCAGCCTCCATGCCGAGTTCTTTGGCAATCTTCTCGTCGCTCCAAAACCGCCGCTTCAACTCCACAACGATGTCAGACATCGCCTCTACTTTGTGCTTGCCCCTGGCTCTGTTATGCCGGATGGTCGCTGCCATGCGGTTGTTTTTATCGTTTTGCGATGTGCGGATTTCCACCAATGGCAAATATCCATGAACGCGCGATTGAATGTCTTTGCACTCCTTGCCTACGCGATGCCTGTGAAACCCATCAACGACCTCATAGGCGGCGTCTACTGGCATTGAAACAATCGGCTGCGTATAGCCATCAGATGCGATAGAGAGACGTAACAATTCCATTTCTGGTGGCGCCACGCTGTTTGGGTTGTAATCGTTCGCATTGACTTCTGTATTTTTCACCCAGCGCACAAAATCAACCGGCTCAGACTTGAATGGACTGATTGCGTGGATCATTTCACGAAGCGCATTGATAGCTTGGATGCGCTGGGCGATGTCGAGCTGTCCAATGTCGAACAGCGTCGGCTTTACCGTGTCTAGCAGTTTCTGCACGTAGCCGTCAATAATGTTAGTCATGTTGACCTAAGCGTCGGGAGAAATCTTCTTATGCTCACGGCCGATCAGTTTCTCAAGCCACGGCCTGCCTTTTGTCTGGATCAAATGCCGAAGCATGACCCAATGCCCGACGGTCAGTCTTAGACCCTCAGATTTTGATGGTGGTTTTGGTTTCATGCGGTGCATTGTGTCACACCGTCTCTACTTTTGCAAATAAAATAACTACGTATGCTCGTAAGTAGTTGCGGCAAGCAAATAGTGCTTGACTGTGACACGAAATAGGCATAAAGTTACCACATCGCAGCAACAAACAGGAGTGTGAAATGACAAACAAATCAGCCCCGACTCAACGCCAGAAGTCGGAACGCGCCCGGCGCATCGCAATGGGCATAGCTGTGATTCAGCGGCCTCTCAAGCTCATTGAGGCCCGCACCTACGCAGTTGCGGCTGATGCCGTTGACACGCATCGTACCGAATCCCTTCTGACCAAGATGGCCCGCCGCGCCGCCCAAAGGGGCAATGGTGCACGGGTCCACGAAATCGCTCGGGCGGTTCTGTGATGACAACCACCACCCCCGCAGCACCGCTGCAGATCAAGCACCGCCACACCGGAGCCGTCCTGTTCGAGCGTGAATCCGGCATGACGATGCGCGCTGCGCTGGAGAAGGCGACGGCAGCAGATACCAATTTGAGTGGCGCGTACCTGAGTGACGCGGACCTGCGTGGCGCGTACCTGCGTGGCGCGGACCTGAGTGACGCGTACCTGCGTGGCGCGGACCTGCGTGGCGCGTACCTGCGTGGCGCGGACCTGAGTGACGCGTACCTGCGTGGCGCGGACCTGAGTGACGCGGACCTGAGTGGCGCGAACCTGCGTGGCGCGTACCTGCGTGGCGCGGACCTGAGTGGCGCGGACCTGAGTGGCGCGTACCTGAGTTACGCGGACCTGCGTGGCGCGTACCTGCGTGGCGCGTACCTGCGTGGCGCGGACCTGAGTGGCGCGGACCTGAGTGGCGCGTACCTGCGTGGCGCGGACCTGAGTGGCGCGTACCTGCGTGGAGAAAAACTCGTAGGAGATCGCCCGTTTCTCAGCGTTGGCCCAATCGGCTCGCGCTCCGACACGCTGATGGCATTCATTACCGATTCCGGCGTGATGATCTGCGCCGGTTGTTTTTTCGACACCCGCGCGGAATTTGAATTGCAATTGTCCTTGACGCATGGCGATAACGAGCACGGTAAAGAGTACCGTGCCGCGCTGGCGCTGATCGACAAGCACGCCGAACTGTGGACTCCCAAGGTTGAGGCAGTCGAATCGGTTGTCGAGGTGCAACCATGAGCACCGTCGAAGAAACCACCAGCACCTGGGGCGCCGACATCGTGCGCGGCCTGGCGCACCAGGATAGCAGTGCAGCACGGCTCGCACGCATCGCAGACGCTACAGAGGCCCGCCAAATCAGGGCCGGACAGTTTGACAAAGCACTGCAATTACTACGCGCATCGCTGTGCTCTCACGAGCAACTTTCGGACCTGCTATTTTGCGTTGGCACAACGCTGACTGACATCAAAAACGACAAGCTGATGACCGAAAACATTTCCCTAGTCGATGCGCTGGCTGATGTCATCCGGTACCGCACCAGTATTGACGTCGAGGCGCTGATTGATGCGGCCAAGGAAATCACGATTTACGAGGTGACGGAATGAACGACTACATCTTCACCAAGCGCACAGGCTACACGCTGGCCGCGCACGGATTCAGCGGCGCGTTTAGCTGGTGGCGCAAGATTGACGATTGGCGCTTTTGGTACGTGTGCGGACACCGCGATTTTTGCGAGTCCGGCCTGGCCGTCACTGACGACTTTGGCAACCTTGTGCGGGTGCCATCATGAAAACTACCATCGCCCTAACCCTGCTCGCTGCGTTTGTGTTGGGCGCATTCGGCCCATCGCTTGACGCAGCACCAGCGCCTGAGCCGACGGCACACGACAGGATGCGCGCCGCTGCACAAGCGATGTGCGGATCAGAGAACGCCACCGCCGTAGAGATTGCTCCGGGCGTCATTCAATGTTTCACCACTGGCGGGCGCAAGCTCAAGAGGACAACACCATGACTATTTTCGTGCTCGCTTGGTGCGCGCTGTCCGTCATTTGCGGAGGGCTGATCGGCGCAGTTATTGGCGAATTCTCAGGAGACAGCGAATGAGACGCTGGCTCAACTTTCGCTACTGGGTTCGCAAGGGCTACACGCTGCGCAATGCGTGGAGGCTGTCCAAGTGATCGACCTAGAACAACTCGCTGACGCTGCCAAGAAACGCCTGGCGGAATGGATCGCAAGAAGCACCGGCCAGCATCAGCGGGCAGTGCGCAAGGCGTTTATTGCGCTGATCAAACAAGTAAAGGAGCGTAATCATGTCACGCATGGGTGAATACGTGCTGGAGTCGCAAGACTTCGACAGCCAAGAACGCGAAAGCCAAGACGCCGCAGCGGCTAGTCATCAGATGGCGCTGGATGTGCTGTACAGGGTGGGATGTCAGTACAACGTCAAGGACGCAGACATGCGCGTGTTGTGCGATCTGGCGCTGATCAACTTCAACGAATTGCAACTGTATTCAGGTTC